AGTTGTGTGCTGCCACCACAGGTTCGTAGCCTTGTGGCAGCTTATTCGTATTCCACTGACTGCATCCTAGATCGTTAGGCACAGTCCTATGGTCATTAAATGACCTAAACGTTGACGGGGAAATTGCAATGTATCACCCCTGCTGCTGTACGTGAAGCAAGCATGGATGCATCCGCATACGGTAGCGTCCCGTCTACCACTACCGTGTGCCCTTCAGCCCCCCAAGCCACAGTGTCGAGGTCTGCAGCATGGGGGTCGCCGCCCGCATCAGCCACAGCCTCCATCAGCTGGTGCTTTGACAACTGCTTCCGTATGATGTGTAAGATAGGATAGCCTTCAAGCACGCCTGCCACGCGTGGCTTGAACAATAACTTCAAAGCCGACTCAGCACCAATAGGAATAACACCTTTGTTACGGGTTAGCTTGATCCGGGAGTGCACAGTGTCAACGCCCAACAGAGCCTTCTTGTAAGAAGAGTCTGCCATGGCCGATAGAACACTGTACCCTGTCCGCTCCAAAACCAACCGTTCCAAGGTGCTACATCCTGCTGATAGGTAGTCAGCTGTTGCCGCTAGTGGCCAACCTTTCTGCCGCACCAAACTGAAAACAGGTCCCTTGTCCATATCTTCAACCAGGTTGTAGGTAATAACTGACCCACAACTAGCCCAGACAGGACCACCCTCCAAGGCAACCACCCCGCTCAACAGTTTATGGGCGAGAGACCGCGAGATCCTTGCCATGCGAGCGTAGCTCCTTTGCAAAATTTGCGCCATCCCAACGCATCCCCCAGACCGATTAATCAGAGTTCTAGCTGTAGCAATACCGTTGCTCAGTGCTTCCCTAGGCTCCAACTTTGATTCGTTGACCCAGTTACCAGCAACAGCCGATGCCACACCCCTAGCTAGGTAGCCCCACGCACCACGGCTGGTTATTGCTACCCGCAAGAACTCCGCACTCTCAAAACCGATGCTCTGCTTACTCGGATTCATCCGACAGCCAAAATCACGGCATCTATCCAAAATTGCAGAAGCATCATTGAGACTAGGAACAGCCATATACACATCGTCTCCGACATGTAAGGCCTGCACCTTCCGATAAGTCCCTTCGCCTATAGCTAGTCTAATATAAGCCGCATTCAAGACACTGTTGATGAAGCTTGTGCCTCTATGCCCGCTCATCAAAGTGCCAGTGACCCTACCATACAATTTACCTTTGAGATAGGCATATTGTTTGTCGAAAGAGGCCACCAATGTAGATGCCAAATGCACAGGGTAATTACACCACTTGGCAAGTTCATCAAAAAGGATGGATTGAGATTTGTTGGTGTGATGTTCATTAAAACTGTCATAATCCATCATAACATTCACACCACCTGCCGACCGACATGCCAAAACCTTGCGAGCCATCCCTAGCTGACCGAAAAATCCAGGGTCCAAAACGACTCGTTTGTTAGCCCAGCGCTTCTGCACAGGGCCCAAAATGTGCTCGAACGCACAGTAACTGCGAGTGTCACACGCCATCAAAGCACGAGTCTTCCCGCATTCCAGCTTCTCGCTGGCTGTAACAAAAGTCGTGCCATCCCAGTTGGAGATTACCTCCGTCGGCGTCGCCTCCAAAAACATCCGGCGATAGTACCTGCTCACACCGGGACACACTTTAGCCATATCCGGAGTCTCACCATGGCTGTGGTTGTCCAGCACACGATTGTGAGACCCATTGACGCCCCAAACCCAACGCCGCAACCAAAATTGTGTGAGATCATCAAAAACAGGGATATCACTATGAGGTAGTTCCTCGCTCAGTATATCACGTATAACACGGCGCAATGCATCTTCATCTACATCTAACACGTGTTCCAAAACCGCAGACTCCGATGTGCGCATAGCCACCTCACCCTCTAGATCCGCTGAACCTACAGCCCTGCCCTGCAAAACGTCACACTCGCAAACCATTGCCCCAGCCTGAATACCGTTCAAGCCCAGAGCTTTGATGCTCATGCTCAACCCTTTAGCTGCCTTTGGTTCCAAAATTGCGTGGAAGGACACTGATTTGAAGACACCACCTAAGGTACTGGCACACCCATATGCATGGATGAGGGCACTAGTCAGCTGGTCTGCAAATACCCGCCCGGCGCAGACTTGGATGTAATCAGCAAAATGTGGTAACATCCCCATTGCAGCCAGCTCTTCCAGCACCTCCACCGTATACACATTCACCTTGGTTTTTGCCCCAGGGTGCTTCTTGAGTGGGAAGGCCTTACGCATGATACCGCCATCTACCAGAAGCTGGTCCTTCACACTAACATATTCAGGCAAAACTGCCGGCAGAGGAGAAAAGGCCAGACTAATTAAAGCCGATACGTCCTGCTTATTGCCACAAATCTGTATGGGATACTTGCAGCATAATAGACTCACCGAAGCAACCTCTAAGAATGAAAATCGCCTACGGAACATACCCGCTATATATGAGTTCTGATCCAAAAGGCTTCGGACGTGGAGGAAATCCACTTCCGGATCCAAAGAGGCCACAATGGTCAGTAAATTCTGGCCTAACAGAGAGTATGATTCAGCCCTCTCTGTTGGCCAGGCCCCTGGGGTACGCATCACATGCCCGCGACGACAGTGCTTGGCACGTCGTCGCCGGCTTCATCAAATGCTGGTGATTTCCCCAGGGTCGAGAGGGGACGCCCAGCCTGCATCGTCCCTCCCACGATTGCCCCCAAATTCGGAGCTACTGGGCTTATAGACCCGAAGCGGAGGCGCTCAGCATCATCGCGAGCACTGTCCGCCCATACGGAGCTCATCACTGCCCCGTCCGCCGCTTCTATCCCAGGCCCTGAAGCTGACGGGTTACCCTGCCCCCAGGGAGAAGGGCCACGAACCACAGCGGCCTGAGAGCCACTTCCAGGAGCAGGCGGGGCTCTAGGGACGCTCGTCCCCGAGCCCCCACCGCCAGAAGGGCCACCACCGCCGCCGGCGCCTCCACCGCCGCCGCCAGGTGGTCCACCACCAGGAGGTCCCGCTGGAGGAACACTGCCAGGACCCCCACCACCACCTGAGCCGCGATTTGGTAGCGTGGGCCCCCGCAACCCCAGCTGTAAAACAGTTGGGAACAACCGTTCCCCACGTGAGTCGGCAGCCGTGCTGAAGTGCCCAGCATCACTGGCTGCGATACGGTCCACGCCCAGACCACCGACCTGATGGCGATCATCGCGATCACCACCACGTCCCAACCAACTCCCACCAGGGGCCGATGCCATCACGGGCATGTCGTCAATGTCAGGCGTGCCGAACACACGTGCCCGTAGCCTGACTTGATCCAGAGACACCGCCGCCCTTGTCCTAGCACGGCGAGCATCGCTGTTGCCTGCGTTGCTTGCCCCGATTGGCAAGCCACGAGGGATACCCACATCAAAGCGGACCTGCATGATAGGCAAGTCTCCCTTGCCTACCATATGTTCCACAGTTATGTCACCATCATCCGCCACAGACATGTGGCGGACCAGCAACCCCATTGTCAAACCCGTATTGACCAGCTCCGCGGGAGCTGGAAATGGGGATTGCCCCCGCGTCCACAGATACCCAGCCATATCCACCTGCGCATCCAAACGGTCGCGCACCTCAGGCTGGGCCACGTTGCTTCCTGGGTGAATTATCCCACCCGGATCCAACTGGCGCGGAAACACAGCCCCCAACCCATCTTGGGCATGGCCATTGAAGTGGGCTATGAAGCCAGACGTCCTAGCTGACCTCATCTTAACATTGATAAGCGAGTGCGTCAACACCCCGGTAGTCCGAGGTGAGCACGCCTCCCAAGCCGGTATGAGCGTGGAACTCATTTTGGCACCATATGAGCCAAAGCCCTCTGACTCACACATGGTGCCGCAAAAACCTGGGTCAATCAGCGATGTGGGTTCAACCCAGAAATAAGGCGCCACCGACACGAACTGAAGATGGCGCTCATCAGCAGGTATGTCACCCGCGAACGCACAAAGTGCCCGCTGGGCGATACCCGAATTCTCCCCAAAGCCGAAGAGCTTACATAGGGATGGCACGTACAGTGCCGCAAACCTACCAAAATCTGCCACAATTGCGTTGCGGCACCGCGTTAGCCCTGCAGGCACGGAGGCTTGGTGGTTACCAGGCCGCACCACAGGCAACGCTGAAGTTGTCTGGGTGAAAATGGAAGGGAACCACTCCCCGTCCCTTATAACCCCAGGATCACAATGAGCGACCAAGCCGGCAGTCATGAGGGCCAGGCTATCCACATAACCACCCACCGCCACCGCTTGGATTGAAGAAAGTGCAGGCAGGCCGATATATGTTGGCAACCCACCATGCACAGCCCCATAAGGAGGCTCAAAACAACCGCGCCGTAAGACTGACCGCATGAAACCGCCCTCATCAGTGTGCCCAACTACAGTCAGGACATGATGAAGGCCCTTGGTTAAGGCCAGACAAAAAAGGTCACCCGCACCGCCCTCAGCATAGTTCGAGCCGAGGACGCGCAAAGCGTCGACGCAGGCCCTAGGGAATGCGTCGTTATCCACATCAGGTACGTATGGTTGATTGGTATTGGCATCAACCTGCACCCGATCGGTGGCAACACGACCCCCTTCTCCTGCTATGGCCAAAACTAGGATCGAGAACACCTCTGGAGTTATCTGGGTGTCCACAACCCTAGGAATGAAAACATGCGCCCGGTTGGCCTCAACAGGCGATGTCCACACATCCAGTGCCGTCAGATGGATTGGCTGCCCGGCCTGCAGGGATGCACCTGTCACCCCCTCAAATAAAGACCAGGCAGCGAGGCCTCGAGCTATACGCTCAACGACCCCACACAGTGAAGATCGATCAAATCGACCGGAGAAGTTTGAATATTTCTTCGCCAGGCCCTTGAACTCCTCAGACAAGGCCGGGCCGTTATTGTGAGACGCCTCCAAAGACAAGACTGTTGCCGGAGCAACAGCCAAGGCCTGGCCGGCTGTCTCATAGTGGCTCCCGACCTCGTAGAAGATACGCTTCCGGTCGATGTCGGGGATGCCGTCAATGGTGGTCGAAGTTTGGACCACCGACATATAACGCCTGAAACTGTTTCGATCGGGGGGGCGCCCTCCCGCCGGTCGATTTATCACATTCCCCAAATAAGGGGAGATCTCGGGGTTCGCGTTCATCCTGGGAACAGACAAGTGGGGCTCGATGCCGGAGAGTACTTGAATAGCTGGACAACTCAGGATCAACGGAACCCTCCCCCTTGTCTAACGTCCAACTAGACCTGTCCCATGCAGAT